GCGCTTCCCCACCGCGACCGATACCAAGGCGATACGACAAGCCGTCGATGCTTCAGGTTGTCCCTTGCCGCCAGCTTTTCCGCATGCGATCCGCACAGGAACTGATGGCCAGGATCCCGAGTCCATACCCACGCCGGCCACGTCACGTTCACCAGTGTGGACTTCATGGTGCGGAACGGGACGTTGATGATCAGGCGCTTGATTTCCCGCCTGCTTACCGCCTCCAGATGATCTGCAATGGCATCAATGTGCCAGTTGTGGAGATAACTCTTGCGCTCGAGTTGGGGCCAGGCGCCGCGTGTAAAGCTAGTGAGGCTTTCCTGTAGCTCTTCCGCTTCCTCCAGCAAGCGCAGCCGCGATATCCCCTTGGCCAAGCGCCGCAGCCTCGTCTCGTAGGTGCTGTCTAAGCTCATCTAGGCCCATGCTGTCGAACTCGCCGGGCTCCCCGACCTCCCTGCGCTCAATCCATTTCCCGGCAATCTTGGCCTTTGCGGTAAGGGCCGATACGGCTGCGGAGTGCTGTCCAGCCTCTATGGCTGCGGCCTGAATTTCAGCCGCTTCCTGAATGAGGCTTTCGACCGTGACCTCTACGCGTTTGGCCGCGCGCTCCTGAATTTCAGCAAGCCGAGCGGCCACCTTAACATTCTTTAACAGCCTGGAGGCTGCGGCATCCGCCGAGTTGCCTTCCGCATCGTATCCCGCATTGCGGTAAGCCTCGCTCGCGCTCTTTCCTTTCGCCAGTTCCTGAACGAAGCGTTCGTGCTTGGGGTTTTCTAGGACGGGCATTTAGCGCAGCTGCGGGCCAACGGCACACGACCAATTTGATCCGAATGAGGGTGCCGCGTCTGTTGTGGCGACCAACCGACCAGAAGTATCAAACGTAACGCTGCCGCCCGTTGCTATTGCGATGACGGCACTCTCCAGTAACCCGACTCGCGTCGTCAGGTCGACCACCTGTTGTGTGAGATCTGCATCGTCAGCCATTCGGAGTCGCCCCACGCGGCAGCAACGTTGTTTCACGTGAAAAGGTTACGGATTGTTCTGTACAGTGTTGGAGTTTTGCAGCGCGCCTGATTGGTCGGCGCGCAAGCTCCCCTTGGGAACGGTTGATTGCCTCGTGCCGAGCGGTCACGCCGAACAAATCAACTGCCCCATGTCTAGGTTAATCGCGCGATGAAATGCAAGCTATACCTTCATGAGATATTCGGCGTCGATCTCGAGCTTGCCAAGACCGTCCATCAATAGCTTCACGCGCTTGCGGGGCGATGCGCAGCGCACCTTGGCGACAAGGCCGGCGAACGGGCCATGCATGATTTCCACGCTGTCTCCCGTGGAAAAAATAGCACGCGGCTTGCGATAGTCGAATACACCAGCCTGCTCCGCCGCCTGAAATGTCTCGATCATGCGCTCAGGGATACGGATCGGGATTTGCAAATTACTGAGGATTTGATGCACCCCGTCCAGAAAGTTGATTTCGCCCCAGGAATCGATGGCGCGGTCGAAGCGAACGAACACATAGGAGCCGAACAGCGGGGTGACGACCTCCACCTTGCGACCAGCGCGCAACTTGATGCGCCGCTCGCGCGGAACGAACGTTTCGTAACCCGCTTCCTGAATGCGTCGTTCGACGGGAAAATATTCTACTGCAGTCCCGTCCTTGAGCGTTGACCGCGTCCAGTGCATTTCGTGGATCGAGACGAACACCGCGTGCCACGCCTCGCCTACGGGAAGCGGTGGAGCGGCATAATCGCTATGGGTGGCAAGCGTCAGCATTCGTTCCTCCTGCTTGTTAAAATCCTTCTTACGCCATCAGGAAATGGCGCAGGATTTCATTGGTCGCCGCGGCCGGGTTCGTGCTGTTCTTGTCGGCAAAGTCCTTGAGCACCGCAAAAATCTCGGACTCGATCTGAATTGTTCGTGGCACCACTATTTCGATGCTTCGTTTCTTCTTTGGCGTATGGCGGACGAACCCGCGTTCCTGAAGTTCCGAAATGATACGATGCACCGTCGATTTCCCGGATACCCCGATATGTTCCGCTATCTCGGCATAGGACGGGCACCAGCCGTTAGCCGCCTCATATTCGCGAATGAAGGCGAGCGCGCGAGCCTGCTGCTGCGTCAGGGCGGCGCTGTGAGCTGCTGAGACTAACTTTGCAGTCATGCCGCTTCCCGCTCATTTTCCAGATAGCGCCTGCCCCACAGGCTGCTGTCTTGCGATGAGTGATAGCGGTAGGTCTGCTGATCGAACCAAAGTCCCACGCGCCCCTCGAAGTCGCCATTGCGCTGCTTCGCCACGTTCATGATCACGCCGGGTTTCTTGTTTAATTCGGCACGCTCTTCATCGGTCTTTGCCGATTTCAAATCATCTTCCAGTTTGCGATTGCGCCAGACCGTGATGATGTTGAACGCGTTGGCGCCGATCTCGCTGGCGCCTTTCACGTCTTCGGTTTCCGGTACGCCCTTATCAATACCTGATTTGCGGGCATGCGCGACAAGGTGAAGATGCGCACGTCGCGCCGTCACCCATTCGACCATCTGGAAAACGGCCTTTTCCTGGCCGTTGTAATCGTCAGCAGCAATTCCAAGCCGCATCAAACTGTCGATGACAAACTGATCGCAGCCATATTTAGCGTGCGCAAAGTTGAAAATATCCAATAGCCCTGACACGCCGGCCTTGCCGAGCTTTTCGTAAAGCAGCAATCCGCCGTCCAGCCAGTCCATCGACATGTTAATCGCTTTCTCCGTCGGACGATCAACGCCAACGACCTGCTTGCACATGCGTTTGAGCGATTGCGCCCCCTTCATCTCGAGCGAGGAAAGGCACACCCGGCTGCCTTGCTGCACCCAGTCCACAATGCAATCCGACAGGATCTGCGACTTTCCTGCTCCCGATGCACCTGACCAAAGCGTAAGCTCGGACGGGCGGAATAGCAGCTTATCGCCCAATTTCGCGTACGGTGTACGATAGCCGATCGGCGTGGAATGATCCGGCCAGAACAGGCGCGTGACCTCCAACGCGTAATCGCTTGGCCTGCGCAATCCCTCTGGATCAAGCCCTTCGGCCTCGGCAATGCACTTGGCCATCGTTTCCACGGGAACGCCTTCCATCAGGCATTCGTTCGCGTCCTTGAACGGCATCTTGACCCGCAGGCAGCGATGACGGCCCAATCGCTCCGCAATTACGTCGGCCGCCTCATCGCCCGGCTTGTCCATGTCGGTCGCGAGATAGATTTTCTCGAACCGGTCCAAGTTTTCAAATTCGTTTTCGATCCATTGCTGTTTTGCACCGCCTCCACCGCCAAACGGAACCGA